GCGGTCAACCTCGCCGACGGCAACGACGCGTACGACCTGCTGCTCGACATGCGGACGCTGTGCGCCGAGAAGGACATTCCGGACGACGGGCGCTGGTGCGTGGTCCCGCCGTGGGTCGCCGGGCTCCTGCTCAACAACGAGAAGTTCGTCAAGAACGCGGCGCTGGGGAGCAAGAGCGCGGACGCTCTGCTCAACGGCCACATCGGCCGGGCGGCCGGGTTCGACGTGTACGAGTCGAACAGCAACCCGGTCGTGACCTCCGGTGGAGACGACTACCTCGTGTGGGCGGGGACGCCTTCGGCCATCGGTCTCGTGACGCAAATCAACGAGGTCGAGGCGTACCGCTCTCAGGTGCACTTCGCCGACGTGGTCCGTGGCCTGCTGCTCTACGGCGCGAAGCTCCTGCGCCCCAAGGGCGTCGTGACCGCAGCCGCGACGAACACGGGTAGCTGACGGGGAACCGTGTGATGGGCGGGCCGGTAGGGACTTCCCCGCCGGTCCGCCCGTCGCCTGTACCGATGATTCGGGCTTCGCTGGCATCCATCCCCGCGCGGACGCGGACCCTGCGCCATACGGTCGCGAGCCTGCTGCCGCAGGTGGACCGCCTCGGCGTGTACCTCAACGGGTACTCCGAGGTGCCCGGGTTCCTGCGCGGCCAGAACATCGACGTGGCGCGCTCGCAGGAGCACGGCGACCGGGGCGACGCGGGCAAGTTCTTCTGGGCCGACGCGGGCGACTTCGACTACCACCTCACGTGCGACGACGACCTCGTGTACCCGCGCGGCTACGCGGCGCGCCTCGTGGCGGGCGTGGAGAAGTACCACCGCCGCGCCGTCGTCTCGCTCCACGGCGCCCGCCTGCGGCCGGAGCCGGTCGATTACTACGGCTCCGTGGCGGAACGCTTCCACTGCCTGTCCGACGTAGAGGGCGAGCACGCCGTCCACGTCCTCGGGACCGGAGCCGCCTGCTGGCACCGCTCGCTCGCGATTGACCCGGCTATCTTCCGCGCCCCGAACATGGCCGATATGTGGCTGGCGACGTGGGCGCAGCGCGAGGGCGTTCCGCTCATCGTCCTGCCGCACGAGCGGGGCTGGCTCCGCTACCAGCGCGTGGGCCGGAAGACGATTTGGGCAGCTTCTCGCCGCGGCGGCGGCGGACCGATGGACACCGGCAAGCTCCAAGCACGGCTTGTGACGGGAACGGACTGGCGGCTCGTGACGCCGCCCCGCTGCCGTGTCGTGGCCTGTGTGGTCACCTATGCCCGCGCGGGTTCCCTGCGCCGTGTCCTCGCCGACCTAGAGCGCGAGCGGGCGCGGTTCGACGGCGAGCTGGAGGTGCGTGTCTATGATGACGCCTCGCCGGACTACGCGGACGTGCGTGCCCTGTGTGCGGAACGCGGGTATGCGTTCACGAGCCAGCCGGAGCACCGGGGACGCGACGAGCATTGGCGGCTCATCGCCGACGAGATGGCGGACCTCAGGGGAGTGCCGGCCGACTGGTACGTGTTCCTCCCGGATGACGTGCGGCTCTGCGACCACTTCTTCGCCCGCGCAATCGCGGCGTGGGAGACGCTGGACCAGCCGGTGGCCATGAACCTCACCCACCACGAGGGCCGCTCCGGCTCGTGCTGGACGCGCGTAAAGCCGCGCCCCGCAGGAGCAGGCGTGGAGGTGGGCTGGGTGGACGGCATGTACCTCGCGCGCCGCGAGCTTCTGGAGAGGCTGGCGTATACCGTCGAGCGTCCTCCGGCCGGGTTCCTGCGGCGTAACGCGGGCTCGGGCGTCGGCATGATGGTGTCGCGCAAGCTCGTGGAGTCCGGAGCCCGCCTGTACCGCGTCGAGGAGTCGCTGACCACCCACCAAGCGGTGCCCTCCCTGATGCACACCGAGCGGCGCAAGGCGGAGCCGAACACGCCTCTCTATGCCGTTAAGCCCTTCGCGACCTACCCGGTCGGCGCGGCGCGTATCGCGGCCGACCCGGCAGACCACGTGGGCAAGGTCGTCGCGGGCGGCACGTGGTATGAGCACGACGTGCTGGGGGCCGCCGCTGCCCTAGAGCCGGACGGACTCTATGTGGACGTCGGCGCGCACGTCGGCAATCACACCGCGTTCTTCGCTTGCGAGTGCGGCGCGCGCGTCCTGTCCATCGAGCCCAACGCGGCGAGCTATGCCCGTCTCGTCGCCACCGTGGAGGCGAGCGGCGTCGCGGAACGCGTGCGCTGCGTTCGGGCTGCCGTGCACCCGACGTGGAGGACGGGGCGGCTGGTCCCCGGTCCGGCCGGCAACAGCGGAATGGCGCGCGTCGCGGACGGCGGCGACTCCGGGACGGTGCCCGTCGTGCGCCTCGATGACCTGTTGTGGGATGAGCGGGTCGGGCTCCTTAAGGTGGACGTGGAGGGAAACGCTCTCGGCGTCATCGAGTCGGGGCGCAGGGTCATCGAGCGCGACCGGCCGCTCATCGTGGCGGAGGCGGGCGCGCAGAAGGACGCCATCACCCGGCTGCTCGGCGAGCTGGGCTACAACCCTCCGGCCGGGCCATACGGCTGGACGGCCGTGCACGTCTGGACGCACAGCGGACGCACGCCGAGGCGCGCCCGGGAGCGGGTACGGCGCTCCGCGCGGGGTCCGAAAGCCGTGCGGCTCTCAGTCGCCATGATGGCCCACCCCGCCCGCACGGCTTCGGTGACGCGTATGCTCGCCGCCCTCGACGGTGACGTATCCGTGGTGTGGGATGAGAGGAACAACCGTTGGGATACGGGCCGCCGCGCCATGTCCGCGTACGACCCGAAAGCGACCCACCACGCCGTCATCCAAGACGACCTCTACGTGTGCCGCGACCTGTGCGCCGGGCTGCAGGAGGCGCTGACGCACATCCCGCGCGACGTGCCGCTGTGCGGCTACGTGGGCCGCGTGCGCCCGTACTGTCAGCTCATCGACGCCGCAGTGGAGCGCACCGCCGGGCGTAAAGTCTCGTGGCTGACCATGCACGTCCTAGCGTGGGGGCCTCTGGTCGTCGTCCCGGTCGCGGCTATTCCCGAGATGCTGGCCTACTGCGACACGCTCAAGCGGCTGGAAAACTACGACCTCCGGCTGAGCCGCTTCTGGGGCCTCGAACGGCGCTCGCTTGTCTGGTACACGTGGCCCTCGCTCGTAGACCACGCTGACGGACCCTCGATGGTCCCCGGCCGGGCGGGAGTAGACCGCGCCAAGGGCGCGCGTCCGCGCGTCGCGCACAACTTCATCGGCGAGGACGCCTCGGCGCTGGACCTCGACTGGACGGGCGACGTTATCGAGGTCAGCAAGCAGGGCCAGCCGCTCCGCCAGCTCGGCGGTCCGCGCCGCCGCGCCGCCCACCCGCCCATCGTCAGGAGGTAGAGACGTGCCTTTGTACGAGCTGCCGCACACCGAGGGACTCACCATCTGGCGTCCGTATTCGCGCCGCCTGCGCGTCGTGACGCCGCCCCGAGAGAAGCCCAAGACGAAGCGCCGCACGACGAAGCCCAAGACGCCACCGCCGCTGACCCTCCGGGTCGCTCCGGTGCACGTCGAGGGCGACGACGCGGCGGGACAGGATGAGCGATGAGTGCCGTGGCCTACGCGACCACCGCAGAGTACGAGGCGTGGAGCGGGCAGAGCGCGCCGTCCTCTATCGAGCGGCTGCTCACGCGCGCCTCCGGGCTGCTCGACGCGACGGTCACCGCTTCGTTCGTGGTCGACTCCGACAGCGGCTTGCCCGCCGACGCTGCCGAAGCCGAGGCGCTACGCGACGCCGCCTGCGCACAAGTGAGGTTCTGGGTGGAGACCGGCGAGGAGCACGATATCGACGGGCTGGCCGGTACGGCTGTCACCGTGGGTGGCGTCTCAGGCGTCCGCCCTCCCGTCCTCGCGCCGCAGGCGCGGCGCATCCTGCGGAGGGGGCTGCTCATATGATGCCGACCGCCCTCCTCCGGCAAACGGTACGCGTGGAGCCCTACGCGGGCGAAGCCGCTTCGGGACCGCTGTACGACGCCAGCGCGAGCTACCCGGCGCGCGTCGAGCCGGGGCGTCGGCTCGTGCGCTCCACCGAGGACGCGGCTGTCGTCTCGGACGCCGTGGCCTACCTGCGCCCGGACGCCGTGGTGGCCGTGGGCGACCGCGTGACCGTCTCCGGCATCGTCTACCGCGTGCTGGCCGTGGACGCCGGGCGCGGGCTCCTGCGCGACGAGCTGCTGCGCGTGTCGCTGGGAAGGAGCGCGAAGTGAAGGGCCTGCGCGGTGTCTACGTCGTGAACGACAAGACGGACGAGGTGATGACGCGCATCCGCGCGGCGGCGGCGCAGGCGCTTACGGACGGGGCCGGGGAGCTGCTGCGTATCGCCAATGAGACGGTGCCCCGGCAAGAGGGCGTCTTGCAGGACTCCGGCACCGTTATTCCGGCGACGCCGGAGGGCTTGAAGGCCCAAGTCGGCTACGGCGGGGAGGCTGCGGCGTACGCCGCGCGCCAGCACGAGGAGACGACGTGGCGGCACGCGCCGGGGCGGCGGGCGAAGTGGCTGGAGATGGCCGCCAAGGAGGACGGGACGCGCATCATGGAGTGGGTCGGCGAGCGCATAAAGGCTGAGTTACCGTGATTACCCGGGCGCTCGCCAAGTACCTCGATGCGGCCGGGCTCGTGAGCTACGAACCCGCCGGGCTCGGCGACTGCTTCCTAGAGCACCTGCCGGATACGCCGGACGCGGCTGTGATGCTGCTTTCGACCGGCGGCAACCCGCTCGGCGCGGCTGCGACCTACGGCTGGGACGAGCCGACCGTCCAGCTCATGGTGCGTGGCGTACCGGAAGACCCGGAGACGCCGCAAGCGGCAGCACAGGCGCTCTACGACGAGCTACAGGGCCTCCGCTACGTGACGCTGGACGCGGGCGGAGACGACGAGGTGCGGCTCTGCTCCTGCTCGTCGCTCCAGACCGCTCCCTTCAACCTCGGGCGCGACGAGAAGGGCCGCTATCGCTTCACGCTCAACTTCGCCCTGCACGTCAGGCGAGAGACGGAACACCGCGACTGAAAGGACGCTGACCGATGACTGTGACAAGCGACGACAAGGTGCTCAGCCGGGACTTCGATATCGAGGTCAACACAGGTACCGACCAAGCGCCGCAGTGGACGCAGATTGCCGGGCTGGACGAGGACGGCATCGCGTATGCGGAGACGACCCGCGAGGTCGACTTCATGGACGCCGACGACGACGGCTTCGCCAAGCCGCTTCCCATCGGGCGCGGCTACACCATCACGCTCAAGGGCAGCCGTATCGAGGACGCCGACGACGGCACGCGGGACCCGGGACAGGCGGCCGTCGAGGCGGTGATGGACGAGATGGGGCCGGACGCTCTGCTCGGCTACCGCATCAGCAGCCCGGCTGCGTCCGGGGCCGAGACGCTGACCTTCAAGGCGTGGGCCTCCGCGACCCCGTTCGGCGGCTCCGACAAGGCCACGTGGGGAGCCGTGCTCAAGGTGTACGGCGAAATCACCCGGGCCTGAGGTAGACGATGGCCGACAAGCGGTTCATCGATTTTGACGCCGCGCTGGCCGAGCACGAGGAGCAGCCGGTCGTGGTCCGCTACTTGGGCCGCGACTGGCAGCTCTTTTCCTCGCTGCCGGCCAAACCCGTCATGCGCCTCCTGCGCCTTGAGGCGGAGGGCCGCGACGGGGACGCGCTGTCGCAGGCCGAGATGGTCACCTTCATGACCGAGCTGGTCCCGGCCGACGCGCTGGACGCGTGGCTGGACGCAGGCATGACCGTGGACGAGATGGGGCGTCTGCTCCGGCTCGTCTTCGCGGCTTACCGGGGTGGGCAGGAGGACGAGCCGGGGGAAGCTCCGCGCCCCGCTCCGGGGCGTTCGCCGTCATCGAGCACTGGCAAGCGGTCGAAGCCGACTTCCGGCGTGAGTACCAAATCGACCTACCGGGGGCGCTCGACGCGATGAGCTGGCGGCGCTTCACGACCCTGCTGGCCGGGCTCTCGCCCTCCGCCCTCTACCGCCTGCTGGCGTCGCAGGGCGGCAAGCCGCGCCCGCTGACCGCGAGGGACGCGCCCGCGTTCTTCGCCCGCTTCCGCAAAGTAGGTGAGACGTAATGGGCCTGACCGTCGCCGAGCTGACCGCCGACCTCGGCCTGAACGCCGCGCCGCTCCAGAGCGGACTCGCTGGCGTGATGGGGAAGTTCGGCGGACTGTCTACCCTCGCAGTCGCGGGAGGGGCGGCTATCGCGGCCGGGCTCGCCGTAGGGACCAAGGCGCTGTTCGATGTTGGTGAGTCGTTTGACGAGGCGTTCGACACCATCCGCGTCGGGACCGGTGCGACCGGGGACGCGCTGGAGGGGCTGAAGGGCGATTTCAAGGCGGTGTTCGCGGAGGTTCCGACCGACATGGCCTCCGCAGGTACGGCTATCGCCGACCTGAACACGCGCCTCGGCCTGACGGGGAAGCCGCTCCAAGACCTCGCGGCGCAGTTCCTCGACCTCTCGCGTATCACGGGGACGGACCTCGCGACCAACATCAATCACGTCACGCGCGTCTTCGGGGACTGGCAGATATCGGCCGACCAGCAGGCGGGCTCGCTTGATGCGATGTTCCGC